ACCTTTACGATTGTCTTAAAAAAGATAGGAGTTTCGGACTTCCATCTATTTTTTATGTTCATTATTATTTCTTTCATTTTTGTTATTCTTTTTAGTCATTTCATTTATTTCCTCAACTGTATATGGTGAGCGCTGTGGACAATCCTCGATATGGCAACCATTTCCAATCAGTCGATTTACCATCCTTTGTAACTTTGCAATTTCCTCTTTATTGTTTCTTAACATTTTATCTTGTTCTTTTACCTTTTCTTCCAACTCGCTCATTTGCTTTTCATGCAATTGTTTTTCAACGGCATAAGCATCCCCCTGCGTTTTTAAAACTCCTTTTATATATTCAAGTTGAGAATTCATATATTTAGAATCTGAATTTTTTTTATTTAAAAGAAATTGAAAAACATTTCCCATAAGTGATATTACTGCTACTATTATAGCTGTTGTCATTCCATACATAAAACGACCTCCTATGTGTTATTTACATTACTGTAAGTTTGTTTATTTCGGCTGCCTTGTATTTCAGAACTACCATTTTTAGATATTTTCTCAGCTTTTAATGGTATGGTATCATTTTTAGTATCAGAAACATTGCCTGCATCTGTTTCAGATTGTGACAAATCTTGTGCCTCCTTAGCTTCTTTTTCAATCCTGTCCAATTCATCTGGTGCGGCGTCTGGCGACTTTTCTATGATGCTTTGTCGTGACAGCCACTTGCTTTCCATTGCCAAATTGGTTATTTTTGTTGCCTCTGTTTCCATTGACCAAGGTTTTAGCCTTGCGCATATTTTCAAGTCTGTGTATTTGTTGGTATTATCTGACTCCAGAGAAATTCCCTCCTGAAATAGATATGCCATATCGTTCGTAAAATCAGCCCAATCCGAAACACTTTGAGTTGCCAATGCCAAATCATTTTTCATTGCCAAGAATATACCGTTTCCACCGCTACCTGTTGAAGTAATATCCTTAGGTGTTATAAAAGAAACGCTCGAGAAAATAGATATTTTTGTTTCAAGATAATCAAGATATGCCAACATGTTTTGTGGCTCGGGGAACTTAATGACATCGGCACTTTGCTTTCCACCCGAAGTATCAGATGATAGATTTATAATTAGAGTTGACGCATCACGTTTAAAACTATTCTCATCCATTTCTCCCGTGAGAACCAAGCCAAACGTACCAAAACGTTTAAGTGTTACTGCATTAATATTAGCCATGAGTTCCCACATTTCAATGGAACTTTCTGCATACTCCCATGCAACCTTACCCCTTTTATATAAAAGTGGGCAACGAGAAAATCCATGAGGCTCTTTTTCTACTATCCATCCACTTTCTGTCTCCTGCCCATCCTGCGCTTCATATATCCTATAATGAAATCTATCGTCATAAGTGTCTATGAGTTTTGTGCCATCATCCGTACTATAATAAATAGAACATGCTATCTGTTCTCCGATTTCATTATAATTAGGTATGACAATATAACCCTCGTCGTAAGAATATACCTTACAAGTTAATTTGTTTTTTGTTTTATCATAAGAATAAAGAAGCCCGACGTCTCCTACCTTTTTTTGTTTGGAAATCACATCATATTTAATGCTTTCCATATTTCGTAAAACCCATTCCTGCTTAAACTCCTGAAACCGTTCACCTATATTGTTATCGTTATCGTTCTTCCCAAGGGATAATACTTTGTCCAATAAACTTTTTGGCTTTTGTGGGACGATATTACATAACGTGAATTCCATGGGTTGAGCAGCAAGGTGAAGCACGTGTGCGGCATGTATATTCTTCTGATAAGCAGCAGTTACAGTCAAATCATCTATATCAACGGTTTGTCCTCCAACGCTTACAGCAATATGCGGGATAGACCGATTGAACTTTATCCTATGTAACGACGGGTCATATTCTTGAAGATATGTGTCCTGTGTTATCGGGTGAAGATGCAGAGAGCTCTGAATAGGGGTAGTCTTCGTCGTTAGTGTAATTTTATCGATAAGGGACTTTTGGGTAAGTTCCCCTCCTCTTATAAACGGTTTTTTTAATTCCAGTCTATTAGGGCTTTCCAAGTACCAATTTATGTCTTTTTTTGTAATCATAAGTTTCTGAATATGTTTAATATTTTTTCCGAGTTAACGGTTATTTTATGTTGTGGTATATTTTCTTCCTCGTAGCTATCTTTTTTATCAAAATTAATGTTATTTAATATTTCTTTTGCGCCGAACTTTATCTTGTTCACCCCCGTTAATCTTGCTATTGCTTCATAACATACCGAATAAGCCGTTCCGCATCGCATGATAACATTATCCAATAAGTCAGGAGAAAATCCCTTTAGAGAGGCGTGCTGCTTTTCCTTTGGCATGAATCGTATTCTTCCCGTGGGTGTTTTGTCAAAGACAAATGCTTTGCTTTCAAAAATCATTTGCTTACAGATTGTTGTAGCGCCTTCTCTTTTTAGTTTCTGATGGGTATATCTTTTTTGCTTTAATATCGGGTCAAACGTAACCAATCCACATTTTATCATATTAACGGCAAGATAGGCGGCTTCATCCTTAAACCTTTCAAAGTTAACCTTACTTTTCCCCGTTGCGCTCACCGCCCCACTAAAGGCATAGCCATAACTTCCACCTACGCTATCCGTACCGATTCCACCTGCTTTTCTATATAAATCAAATACGTCTTTAATTGCAGTGTCTCCCTGTACATCTATGATAAGCTGGCTTTTGTCACATTTATGTTTTTCCATAAATGACATGATTATGTTCACGGCTTCTGAAAAAGAGTTTTTTTCGCTATAAGCAATATCATCACAATGAAATCCAATCCAATGCATTAGAACCATATTGTCTGTACCAGTAAAAGCCATATCAACGGTTATCTTTTCTGTCTTTCGTATTACCTCCGTTGGGATTCGGAACATGTTTTCGATGTGCTCTGGTCTCAAAGCTCCAAGAACACTCTGCTCCTCTTCTTCGTCGACATCATCAATGGAATAGTTCCAGTTGTTTCCATAAGAGGATTGCGCCGTTGCGCTATTAGCGGTCAATCCACGATACCTCTTATTCTTGGCTAACATTATCTTGTTGTCCCGAACATCAAAAGTATAGAATACCATCGATAGGATAAAATCCTCATAGGACATGTCTTCGTTTCCAACAGTCAAGGAATCGATGATACCTTTGCATTTTGAGTAAACCTCTTCTTTGGTGCGCCCAAAATAGGTCTCCTCTACCTTTCCGTTATGCATGAAAAAGTACATTACACGACCGTCCATTTCCTTGATTGGCTCTCCATTCTCTGCAATCCATCCCCCACCATGTTCTCCATTACCACAAAGTGTACGTAACGGACATTTGCGTTCTGGGTTTTGGGCTAAATAAATCTGCGCATGCCCGTCACTATCAGAACGCAAACGTGTCATCAGTGTCGTAATGGTATTCCATTCAAATTTATTACACTCATCGAAAATGAGCTTTTTAGTCTGAATACCTTTTGATATTTTATCAATTACCGTTCTACTCTCATTGTCGAGTTGTTGGAACTTAATCTCACTTCCATTATAGAACTTAACACCCATGTCAACTTGGTTGCGGATAATCTCTCCAACGGGGTCATGGGGTTGTCTTTTCACGCTTCTGTCTACCAATGGATATAATTGTTTCATTGTATCCGAGACCTTACCTGCACCCCAAAAGTCAGCAACGTTTCGCATGAAACATATAATTTTAGAGCCAGGATTTTCTGTCAAATAGTTTATGGGCGCATAATATAGAGCAAAGGTGTTATGAGTTACAATATAGTCGTCTGTGATATATAAATGGTCTTTATTTGAAACCATTATGCACTGACATTCTTCTTCCCCAACATATTCTATTGATTTAATAAGAATATTTTGTTTGTAATATTTTTTTGTATTTCTATTTTGATATTTTTCTTTATTATAATAGTATTTGTTTAAATGTTTATTACTGCTAAAGATAATATCATTTGTTTGAATACTTATTTTATAACATTGACCGCTTATATATCTTGTCCTTTTGTCTAAATTTGCGGTAACTATATATCCCAAACTTCGGCAAAGCTCAATAAACCCATTCTTTAATTTTTCACTTGTGGTGCTAAATGTAAAGCGATTTTTTTCTCCTACATCCCCATCACTATCCATTAAGCCCTTAAGCAATTCCATTCTTTGTTCGATGGATGCATTTAAATATTCTCTTGGTATAAACCTGTTCCTCGAATAGTCATTCAGCCCGACTTCTTTTAGATATTTAACTACTTTAATAGAATTGCTATTTAAAAGTATTCTATTTGTATAATTTATATCTTTATGTAGAACATAATCCGTTTCGAGAATCTTTCCTATTTTCTTAATTATGTCGCCTTCATCATTTGATATTAGAAGTGAATTTCTACTCATCTTGCATCCGTCCCCAATCCATATTCCTAAAACGTAAGGGTCTATTGGTAATTCTTGCCTAACACCCTTATAGGCGTTTGGTAATGGCAAATACACCTTCTTATCTTTTGAAAGATATTCGTCTATTATTTCTTTAGTTGTCTTAACATAAAAACTATTAGCCCTCCCACTTTGAGCTTTAAATTTTTGTTTTTCCGTTCTAACCATCCAAAGATGTTCGAGGCTTACAGTGGTTGACCTATCGTCAGAGGTTGTTAATTTATAGACTGGTTTGATTCCTTGTGGGAATATGTTCGTAACGATTGATTCTTCATTGTTTAATGGTGCTACAAGTTTATCCCCTACTTTAACATCTCCCATTCTTTTCCATCCGTTCACAGTTAAAACAAGAGAATTCACGCTATTAGCCTTGCCCCCTCCAGTATTCCCCGTGAGCACCACAAAGTCTGCACTACTTCTTACAGCATTGCGTTGGTTCTCCGTTCTCGGCTTTATAACAATATCTTCTTTTCTCTTTATCATTGCGCACCAATAAAGTTTACAAACATGTGCAAAGATAGTTATATAATATGTGTAATATTGGCAAGTTAAGAAACAATTAACGTATTGTTTTTTTAAACTATCTAAATGTTTCTTAACTATAATTTATTAGTGTTATTTTAATTGTATTTTTGTGAAAAATTATAAACCAAGACAAGAAATGTTATGGCAAAACAAGAAGAAGTTTTACAGAAAGTAAACGATTATTGTAACGAGAAAAGTTACACATTAGACGATTCATTTCGTACCAAATTTTCAGAAAAGTATGCAACCGCTAATACCGAAGCAGACTTGACAGATGAAAATGTTTTAAACTCGATTAAGTTCAATTTGGACACGGCGTTCTCCGCTGCATCAAAGGGAATTGAAGCAAAGGAAAAAACATGGAAAGAAAAAGAGGCGGAATATTTAAAAAAAATAGAATCATCTAAAGATGGTATTAAAGCAGATACAGATACAGGTAAGGAAGAATCTTCCGCCGTAATACCAACTGAAATAAAGGATAAATTAGAGCAATTAGAAAAGCTCCAACTCGATGGACAGAAACGGGAGAAACGCGCAAATGTCTTAAAATTAGCCCAAAAGAATGTTCGTGAAGACTTGCACAATGATTTGGAGGTAGTCCTTGATATAATGAAAATGGATTATAGTAAAGATGAAAAAGATTTAGCCAATGACTTAAACGAGAACTTCACAAAATTATATAAGGGCAAAATAGGGACAGTGAAGCCTGCATCGCCAGAGGCATCTAAAAAGAAAATTGAAGAGATGTTGGCAAACCTTCCCAAAGTAAATGTTTATTAAACTAAAGTAAATAAAAAATGGCAGCAAATTTAGCGATATTTTTTGAATCATCGAAAGAAGTACGGGGCGGAAGAACCGTATGGGTAAAAGATGGTAATGGCGAAAATCGTGCCAACGTATTTTTGGGATGCACAATTGCAAACCCATTTATTGGATTTGGTAGAGCTTTCGCTGGGGATTTATTTGAGTATAGGTATGGTAAGACGGGATTATTGTTCAAGACTTTTTCCGTTGTTACAGCTTCGGCAGCAGACGCTACCACAGTAGTGATTAATGGAGACGGTTATTCAACTAATCCAGAGGTAGGGAACTACCTTATTAAGGGTGGCAGTGATGCAAACGCTATCGGTCTTGTAGGTAAAATAACAGCAGTTTCTTATGATTCGGCTAACGAGAAATTTACTTGCACTCTCGACAAGGCAATGGGAGCATTGTCCGTTGGTGATGTCTTGGTAGAAGCAACGTTGTTGGACGCAGATACAGCAGATATAGTTGTTAATGTAACTTCTGCAACAGCGCCGTCCACAGCAGCAACAGGAGATAAATACCTCAATACAACAGATAATAAGGTTTACACTGCGACAGCGACAAATACATGGGGTACTGGTGTTCTTGTAGCCGATGGAAAGTTTGTCTTTGATATTGAAACATCCAAATCTTACACAATGGTAAGTGCAGCAATTACGGAAGTTGTTTCAGGCACTCCACTTGTAAAAAATCCGAACACCTTTATTGAGTCGGATATTGACTTTAAGCCTACATCGGGGTTTGGTTTTTCAAATGTCAGCCATGACATCTCAACGATTTATGACAAAAAAGCATGGAGGGATTGCATGCAGCCTCTTCCAGCTTATGCTATTGCAAAAAATCGCTCTTACATACCTGAAATTTTCTGGATTTAAACAAAGGAGGAATAAAAAATGGCAACAATAGGAAATGCATTAAGATATAATTTTACCCCTGAAGAGGCGCTAAACGTATTATACCGTAACGGTTTAATGAATGATAGCGACCCGGGTTATTTACAAACGATAATTGACCAGTCTCTTTTGTTCGGTGAAAATGTTCCTTTTTGGATGGAATGTTTCACATTGGATGGAAAAGAACAGGTGGCAGACCTTTCAGACCTTAAAGCTAACCCCGCATGGACAGTACGTTCATTCAAGCAAAGAATGGTACCTATGGCAACAGCCGTTGCACCATTGGCAGAGGGCACTCAATTAGACAATGAGGGATATACAGAAAAGACTGGTTCTATGCACCAATATACATCTGGTACATTCCAGACTTCAATGGGTAAGCAGGAATTAGAGGCAAAATTACAAAACCTTAACATTCAGGATAGAACTATCATTGGTGGTTTTGTCAAGGATGTATCCGACATGGCAAGGGCTCATAACTCAAGATTGTCCAATATGGCTGCACAGACGCTTTCAAAGGGAGGCGCTTATTCCAATAGCGGTCAGGGCTTGGCTGGTGTCATGGCAAATCAAAACGCCTATATTCCATTGGCTAACTTCAAAAAGGCAGGAAAGCAGGCATGGACTGATAGCGTGGCAGGTTCTGAATGTGATATTCCAGAACAGATGCGGAAAATAGAAAATGATTTTAAGGAGGCTAAGGGCTTGGCGGAAGATTTTCCTATGCAGTGGGATATTCCATACAGCATGGCAGTAAATGTACTGTTAAAGAACCCGAAGTTTATTGCAGAAGTCAACAGGTATATCCGTTTCTACGCACCAGACAAGGTACAGGTTATCACCGTTGGGGCAAATGGCTCTTCTACATCTGCAACAGTCTCTTCAATTATAACATTGAATCAGCTTGTGCAATATTCACAGACGACAGAAATAAGTAAAATATCCCCAATTCACATTGTTCAGGAGAAGCAGACTTATGCCGATGGCAAGAGCTATCCTATCGCACGTGGTTGGGATGCAGGTAAGGCAGTATTAAGAC